GACTGCCACCGGTCGATCACATACTCGCCGGCCGAGCGGTACTCGACGGTCACGGGTGGGCCGCCCCGGTCGTTGACCTCACGCCGGTTACGGAGATCGCCTTGGATCTGGGCGAGCCGCTCGCGGGAGTCGTTGGCGACCCGGGCGGTCTCACGGAACTCGCCGAGCTGCTCGTTGATCGACTCGAGGGCGGTGCGGTGCCGTTTCATCAGCTCCCGCTCGTTGGAGTTCAGGTCCCGCTCTTCTTTGCGGGCGCCTTCGACGAGGGCGTCGATGAAAGCGTTCTGCTGCTGCGCTTCACCTTGCAGTTCGGCGAGCATTACGTCGGTCGCGGACATACGGATCAAACCTCCGGGGTTGATCCGACGACCTCCACATCAGCGCACCGGCCCCAGTGCCTCAGCCCGGGTCTACAACGGTGGGTCTCAGTTGTCGGAGACTGCTATCTCGATTCGGGAAAGTACATGGTTTCGAGCCGCCATGCACGGATCTCATCCAGGAACGGGGTTCCGGCCTGCTCGATGTCTTCGGGTGGGAAGTCGGTGAGCTGGCGGACGGCGAGGACCCGGGCGTTCTCGTAGGCGGGCAGCGGGACGAGCGAGATCTCCCACAACCTGAGGTTTGTGCGGACCACCGCGGACCGGTCCTGATTCCACCGGTCGCCGCCCTGCGACGAGTAGCCGACCGACACGTCCAACACGCCGTCGGCAGCCAAGGCGAGGGATTCGTCACCCAACGGGATCGGGGACACATGCAACGTGGCGTGCAACCCGTCGGGCTGCTCACCGTCCAACCGGACACAGTTGCCGATCACCCGATGCGGATGATGATCCCGCAACACTTTGATCCGGGCCGCCCTCGAGGCGACACCGCCGAAGGCGCCGGGGGCGATCGTCTCGGAGTAGGCGCCGTCGAAGTCGACAATGTCGGTCGCCGTGTCATAGGGCGCCGCCAACACGTCGATTTCGCGGCGGCCGAAGTCGACGCCTTGGGTGACGGCGGAACGGACCAGAATCTGTTGGCTCATTGCAACACTCCGCTCGTCAACGTTGGGGATGGGGCGGCGACAGAGAACCGTTCGATTTCACGCACCTCGTCGGTGGAGACGACACCGAGCTGGACGAGGATCTGCCACGTCTGCGCCCGTTCGAGCGGGCCGGGCCGCACGTACTCGTCCCGGTTCAGCTCAACCGACGTCCCCCGGGGCAGCAGCCAACCGGACAACGCCTTCACAACCGGATCCACTTTCGGTTTCAGCCCGGCCCGCCAGTGATAGTCGAAGAGGCTTTCAACGTTGCTGTAGGTCATCGAATCGCCGCCGGAGGGCAGGCCCATCAGGAACGGTGGCACCCCCAACAGGACGGCGATGCGGGACTCGTTCCATTTGGCGAGGTCGACGAGCGCCATCTTCTCCGGATCCAACGACAGCGTTTCGAACTCGATCCCGCCCGACAGGACAGCCGGTAAACCCATGCTGGACATGCGGGCCTGCACCCAGTGGGTTTGCAGAACGGCGGCCTGTTCGGCGTTCAGGTTGCCTGGATGCTTCAACACGGCGTGTGGGATCCCGCCGGCAGCGGCCAACTGGGAGGCGTACCGGGCTAATGCTTCGGCGGCGACCAGCCGGCCGGCCCCGGCCTCGAGCGGGCCGTGACCGCGGGCCGAGTCGGTGGTGCCTTGGTAGCGGATGTGCAGGATCTCGCGGGTGACATCCGCGGACCCGATCCGATAGTTACGCAGTCCGTCGCCGCCGAGCTCGACGTTGACGAACCATGGGGCGACGACATGGAACCGGGCCGGATACCCGTTGCTGTACCAGGCGGTGGCGAGGATGAATGCTTCACCCATCTGGAAGTCCCAGAACAGTTGCTTGGTGAACTCGTCCCACGACGTGTACAGGTCCGGGTCCGGGTTGTTCAACCAGTCCACCGGCAAGCTGCTCGAGGCGCCGACGAGGTAGGGCGGCATCGAGGCGAGGATCGAGGCGTTGAGGTCGAGGCAGGCCCAGGCGGTGTCCGTCAGGGTGGACACCCGCCCGTACCAGTTCGGGGTGTTCCAGTCGACGGGCCAGCCCGCCCACGGCTGCGGCCGGATCGGTGGCATCACCATCACGTCGTCGCCGACGGTGTGCGGCCCTACCGTGCCCGGCGGGTTCGACTCCAACGTGTTGTCGTTCGGGGTGTCCCTCGGGAACGCCGCCCGCTCCTGAACTACCAGCCCGGACGCGGTTCGCGATTCCATCCCTGCCGTCAACGTACATGACCGTTGCAAATGCAACCGGTGATGCTGTCAGGCGACGTGGATGCCGGGTGCGATGACCGGGTCCCGGTCGGCGCGTTGCAGCGCCCAGGCGGCGGCCCGTAACAGGTCCGAGCGGGCGCCGGACACCAACGAGAGGGCGCCGCCGTTGCCCACCGTGACCCTGACTGCAAGGGCTTGCCGCTCAAGGTCGGGGCTGCGGTCCTGGACGACCTGGCCGGTGGCGAGCAGGTCCCGCAACGTGGCCAACGCCGACGGGGTTTCCCCGCGCCCGGCCCGGTGAATAGTCGCACCGAACTCCGTCAACGCGGGGTCCCCCGACAGCGACGCACCCACCACCAGCTGGGAACCGTCACGGGCGGTGACAGCCTCACCGGCCAGCAGATAGGCGGCCGCCCTCGACTCGCACAGATCGCCGCCGATCACCCACCGGCCGTCCGGGGTCTGACCGCAGAACGCGACCGCGGCGCCTTGGCCGGCGTTGTCCTCGACCCCCACCGTGAGCGGCCCGACGGTGTCGTCCAGGCATTCCGCGTTGAACCAGGCGTCGGCGTGGATCAGCGGCTCCCCTTTCAACGCCGGCGTGGCTTTGGGTGGCCACCAGCAGAACCACTGCGCCGCGACCGCCTCCAACCCGTCGCCTTTGGCTTCGGCGTCGCGCAGTTTGCGTTCGATCAGCCGTTCCCGCCGCTCCGACCAGTGCGGGGACGCCATCCGCCACGCTTTGCGATCCCAGATGTCCATCGACCGGGGCGACGACCACTCGATGATCAGATCCACCCCCGGATCCGCCAACGTGGCGAGTGCGGCCATGCGCCGGTTCGGGATCAGATCCTTCGGATGGCTGTGCGCCGTCGACACCAACAGGAGCTGGCTGTCTTCGATCGCCGCGGTCGTCGGTTCGAGCCCTTCGGTGACGAGTACTTCGTCGACGTCGAACGCCTCGTCGCAGATCGCCAACGCCGCCGAATAGCCGACCAGCGACCGGTTCGCCCGAACGATCCAACGAGACCCGTCAAGCTCCCAACGGATCTCCATCTCACCGTTCGTGAACCGGCACTTGTACCCACCGTCCTGCGCCTGCGCCCAACGCTGCGCCGGGGCGATCACCTCCCGAGCAATCGAAATCGTCGACGCCGTATGCAACACCAGCTGCGGATCCCCGCCGAACAACAGCCGGCTATGCATCCGCCACAGGGCGAGCAACCTGAGCAGGTACGACTTGCCGACCTGCCGGGCCATCGACACGATCACCTGCTCCCACACCAGATGCCCCAACCGGTCATGCTCCAACATGCGGTAGGCGATCAACTTCTGGAACCAGCGCAACGGTTTGCCGGTCCACAACTGCGCCCACTTCACGAACTGCGGCCCATACGTCCCCACCGCCTTTGGATGTGGGGCCGTCATGAGTCTCGGCCAGACGGCATCCTTCGGCACCCGGCGCAACGGCTTCAACCAGATCGCCTGATCCCACACCGGGGACCGCGGCCCGAACCCCTCCGGTTCGACAACCTCCACCTCGATCTTCGTGACGCTCAACGCCAACGCCCTCGAGATCGCCCCACCCTGCTCCACCGAACACTTCGCACACGACGGCACCAACAAGCAACACCCCGAGCCCTCCACGTGAACATGCATGCTCAACGGCGGCTGATGATCCGCAATCGAGGACGGCCGGCCACACCCATGCACACACGGCAACCCGATCAGCTGCTGACGTCCCTGGATGTACCCCTTGCTGCGATATGGCGACCTGGCCACGAACATCACCTCTAGGCGGCGATGTACACCGAACCGGACCGAACGTCAACGAACATCACGGATCGAGGGGGGTACGGCCGTCGATGGGGGGCTTCC